GAACACAAAGCCCCCAAGGCCCTGGCCGTTTGCGTCAGCGAGGTCGGACTCGTAAACGTCAAACCCAGCAACGCGGGGAATGAAGCCTTCGGTCTTTTCGCGGATGAAGCCGGGGAACTCTGCGCTGTTCAGGCTCTTAACGAGGCTGGCAAAGTAAGTCGGGTTGAGCACCACCGCACGGCCCATCTGAGGAGCGCCAGCGGCGTTCAGCGAGGCGCGCAGGTCAGCGAGGTCGTCCCGGTTGAAGTTGCCGGGGTTGATGCCCACGCTGTTGAAATTGCCAGACGTAACGAGGTTCCACAGATCGGAGAACATCTTTGCGCCGGTGGCCTGCAAAGCGGGCTCCACAAAAAGCTGGTTGAGGTCGATGGCGGACTTGCTGCGCTCCAGATCGTTGAACCCGTAAGGGAAGCCAAAGAAGTTGGAAAGCGTGATGGTCTTAGCGACGGTCTCAACGCCCTGGGGGCTGTACCCGCCGGAAAGGTCCACGGCAGTCGGCTTGACGGGGTAGCGAGTTGTGACGGAAGCGCCTGCGGCAGAGATGTCTGAAGAGAAATCTACGGCAATCGAATTTAATGGCGCGAACAAATTTTGCAGCGCGGGGAGCGATTCCTGGGCGATGGCAGCGAGGTTGACCCCCGCGATGGTATTGGACATAATGTTATGTTTGTGTGGGGTTTAACTAGCTGAGTTTCAGCGCGGCTTTGTGCTGCGCGTAAAAAGCGTTGCGAGCCTCGATTGGGAGGCTGCTGTATTCTGCCCAAAGTTCCGAAACGGACTTGGTGGCAGAGACTTGCTCGGACTGGATCGTCACGGGAGCAACTCCCAGATTAGCAACGATGGCGTTGGCCTTCGCGGAGGCGTCAACTTCGGATGCCTTCATGGCGTCCAGTGCTGCGGCGAGGTCAAGGTTGTTTGCGTTTGCAAGTTCCAGCGCGGCAGAGAGTTCTACGGTGCGGGATTTCAAAGCGTCGAAAGTTGCCACCAGTGCGGTGTGCTCCGCGCTCAGTGCGTTAAGCGCGGCCACGTCTGCCTGCGCGGCAGATAGCGCGGCCAGCGCGTCGGTCAGGGTGTTAGGAAGATCCATACACCAATGCGCGGAAGTATAACAAAAAAGCCCCCCTCCGGGAGAACAGCCGGAGAGGGGCGGAGACAAATGAACCTTAAACCACTACGCGCCCACCATACCAAGGAGGGCCTGATATGCAAGCTCTTCCGTGCCGATGTCGTCGATGAGATTGCCCAGTTTCGCACGCGGCGCAAGGTAGGCTGCGCCGGTCATGTACTCGTCCGCGACACGGCGGTTGCGGAGGACGTTGCCCTTGAACTGGTCGAAAGAATCGTCCACGAGCTGCTGCAGGCTAGCCCGCTGTGCAGGACTAAGTGACGGCCCCATGCCAGCACCTTTCAGCGGCCCAGATGTGATAGGCTCCCAGCTTAGTCCCTGCGCTTCGTACGCTGCGGACTGGTCGAGCCAGGGGATGATTGTGCCAATGCTGCCCCACGTTGAGCCCACGGATCCGATGATCCGGTCGCAGCTCACGGCGATGTTGTACGCGGCACTGCATGCCGTGTCATTGCTGTAGGCCACAATCGGCACCTTCAGAGCTTGGATGAGATCCACCACTTCAGAGCAGCCGGTGCAGTTGCCGCCGGGCGAGTTAATTTCCAACATGATCCCGCGCACGTTGGCCTCGATGGCCTCCTCGATGTCCTCGGTGATCCACTCGTAGTCCCAAGCGCCGCAGCATGCTTCCAGCGCGGAAATACCCTTGGCAAGCGTGCCGTCGATGCAAATATGCGCGATCCCTTGGCCATCAATCTCCATCTCCTCGCGCTTGTTCATCATCCCGGCCATCTTCTCGTAGTCGTCCCCATTGGCGCGGACCAAGCGGCCCTCCACGAGTTGCCGGACTGCTGCGTAGCCGCCAGGAGTGATGAGCCAAGGGCGGTAGAAAACTTGCTCGATGACGCGTTGAAACTTCATTCTGTGGGGGTGGTTGTCGGCGGGTTGCCGTTGGGTGTGAGAAGCCCAAACACGTCGCGGCTAAGTCCTGAGCGTTGGACGCGCTTGTTTATCTCCAGCTCCTCGCGTTCCACCTCGTCAAGGTGCTCTTCGAGAGTCTTGGAACCGCTCGCGAGAATGTCGGTCATGCTCCGCATCCCTGCACGGTAGGCTTCAATGGCGTCGCGGCTGGCGTAGCCAGAGTCGGCGGTAAGCCTTGCTGGTTCGGTAAATCGGAATTGATACGCGCCACCTCGGGAAGCGTCTGCGCCGGTGTAGGGCGGCAGGATTCCCAACTCAACAAAGCGGGCCACGGCAAACGCGCAGCGCCGCTTACAGAACGCGGACAGGTAAGCGTGCCGCTCGGAGGTGATGCGGTTCACTTGCTCGAGAATGATCCGGGCAGAAGCCCCGCCCAGTTTGCTCATGTCCCAGCCAAATTCGGGCGGCCATTGTGCAGCCAGCAGTGCGTTGCGGATGAGCCTTTCTTGTAGCCGGTCCTGCGCTTCGGTCGGGATCTTGGCGTCGATCTGGTCAATGGTTTCGCCTGCGCCTGCGGTAAGGTATTCAATCCTGCCACCAGCCATCGGCGTGATGCGCAACCCTGGGCCACACTGCGGCACTGTGTTTTCACTTAGTGCCTGATAAGCGTCGGATGCGTCAGCCATGCCCTGTTGGTTAGTGACAAGAAGGCCAATCTTGGCAGCCATCCGGGAGGCGCTCTGGATGTCGTCGCCCAGATCCTTGAGGCTCATCAGGTCGCGGATAGCTGGAGCAAATGCACTGATCCCGCGCACCTGGTCCACTTCGCGCGGGTCCATCGTCAGCATGCACGCCTGGGCGGGAATGTCTCGATCTTCGGAACCGTCAGATGCCTCGCCTAGTACGCGGTAGGCGATAGGGCGGTTCGTCTTGGAAAGTATTACGCCGTTGTAAATCCGCAGTCCACGATAGCGGCCAGACTGCAAAATGCCTTCATCATTTCGGCTGCCGATTTGATGCCACGGCACCTGTTGGAGTTGCGGGTATCCGCTGGTGCTCGTTGTCAGGATTGTGAGGAGATCGCCTTCGCGGTCAATGGCAACCGACTCCAGCCGCAGCCCTTCCCACCAAGATTTGCCGTCGAGATAAGCAATCTGCATCCAGTCCAAAAGCACCGCTTCGGCCTGTTTGCCCCACTCGCGGTCAGCGCCTAGAAAGATTGGTCGCATCGCCATCCCCACGGTGAGCATGGATTTCTGGTCAATGGCGGCATTTACCATGCCGTTGTTCCAGTAAAGTTTGCGCGCTGCTGAATTAACGGTGCGCCATTCAGAGATGTTTAGCTCTTTGGATATGCTCTGAGTGTGGTTGCGCCAGTAAGGTTCGCCCCAGACGCCGCCCTCTACGAGACGCTGACGGCGGTAGCTGTCATAAGCTCCTTGCACCTTTTGGCCCTTAAAGCCCATTAAGGTTTTGAGTTTGTCAAAAAGGCTCATATGAAAAACGCCTGAGTGCGGCGAACTGGTGCGCTAATGCCTGCCGCTTTGTAGTTAAGCGCCTGCTGCGCCAGCATGACAACGTCCAGCGGGCTCAGAGTGCCGCCCACGTTAAACTGAAAAGCGGCCCCGTCGATGGAGGACGACACCAGCGAACTCTTTCCGGCGAGCACCAGGTCAAACTTGCTGGCGACAATAGCGCGCAACTCTGCCACGTCCCGCGTGAGGAAAACTTGGAGCAGGAGTTTTTGATCTGGAGCCATCTATTAAGGGTGGCTTTTATAAGCAAAAAACCCGGACATCCACACATATGGAGCCGGGTCTTTTTTCGTTGTCTCGCCAGCAGCCCCTTTCGGAGTTGTTGTTGAGCGGTCAATCTACTCTGTAGGGGCAGGCTCGTCAACCTCTGGTGCGCTTGATACCATATCGGGCAGGATGCCAAGAATCTGCGCAGCCAGCACGTTCATTGCCTCCGCGTCCCACATGTGGTTGGGCCTGCCGGTAGCTGTCCACCGGAGGCGGGTCTTCTTGGTGCGTTTGTCCACCGTCGCACGTTTCCGCTCGGAGTTTAGGTGCCGCACATATTCGGGCGGTGCGTCCTGCGGGAACTCCCAGATTGGCGAACCCGTGTTCCGTAAGTTGGCGAGGATGTCCTTAATCGGATCGGACGCCCAGTAGAAGAAAGTCACGAACACCCGCTTGCCGTGCTGGTCTTTATAAGTCGGAGCCACCACCCGATCGGGTGCCGAGTAATACCGGCGGATCGGTTTTCCATCCGGTCCCCGAACGGTGAATTGGTCTTCCGCTCGCCCGATTAGTGCGGTCCACCCGTACCGTGCGCAGGTGTCATAGATGCGCCCGTGGAAGCTGTTCCCTGCGTCCAGTAAAGTGCGTTTATCCGGAACCTTGAGCCGAACTTGCAACTCGCGGAGCTGGTCCACCGTCAAAATCTTGCCCGCCCAGAGCAGCTTGCTGTGCCCGTCTTTAAGCCAAACCCGGCAAATGCCCCAGTAGTGATCTTGCTGGCAATCCACGGTGAAAACCCGTGCCGCCTCCTCGGGCATCGGTCTGCCGTCCTGCCACTCGTTTTGGAAATACTCGGCAGCCTCTAGTTCCAGCGCCGGCAGTTCCTCCTCCAGTTTCCACGGCTGGGCCAACCGCTGCATCCTAAAATCCTTGGTTGGCTGTAGCACCCCGAGATGTCGAGCGTCAGATGCCTGGCACCATTGAATCACTAGGTCGCTCCACCGGATCCAGTAAACGGATTGAGCCGAGACTCGCCGGGAGCGGTAGCCCTCCACATGGTCGTTGCCCTCGCTGATCCACTCGCTGCGCTGAGTCAGTGCCCGACGTGCGGCCATCGTGTCAGGAGTGACGTGTCCACAATGCGAGCATTCATGGCGCACTGATTTGACAAGCTCCCCCCAGTTCCACTCTCCATTCTGGTTTTTAGCCTCGTCGTATTTGATGTCGACCCATTCCGGCTTTACCCACTGGTCACAACCTGGGCAGCGGTGGCACCAGACAAACTCTTCGCCGGATCGCCACTCTTCGGAAAGTTGGTGCGGTTCCTCGAAACTCTGAGATGTCAGGAGCGCATAGCCGTTCCAGCGGTCGTGGAGCCGTTTTTTGAACTGAGTGATGAGGTCGCTGTATTGCCAGCACTCATCCAGAAACAGCGCCTGCACGGATTTTTCTTGAGCGTTGGAACTGTTTGCTCCCCCAAGCATCAGCGGCATGTGGGCAAAATAGATGCCGTCTTTTTTGGTATGGTGCCTGTTTGTCGGCATCAGCCCTCGCAGCGGTTCGCATGCGTTGAGCACCGGCAGCAGCCTAGTTGCCATCCACTCCGCAGAGGTCTGGTCGGTCTGCGTAATCGAGAGCATCGGCCCCGGTTGTTGAGCCACTGCCCAGCAAACGAGTGCCTCCAGTGCGGTGCTTTTGCCTGCGCCGGTGCAGGCTTGCACGAAAGTCTGCCTGCACGTCGGGTCGGCAAAATCATGGATGACTGCATTCCACCAAGGAGCGGTTGAGCGGTCAAAATGAGTCGAGCGAGAGCTGTGTGGAAAGCGTACGTTAGCTTCAAGCCAGTCCAGCGGGTCGCCAGCGTAGGCAAGTCGGACTCCAGCGCGGGCACCATCGGCAAATGGGTTCATAGGCCCTCGATGGAATGGCGAGCGTTCGCCTTAAGCAGCTCGATGCGAGCCCGCAGTTTTGGTTGGATGTCGGCCTCGGTCAGTCCAGCCAGTTGCCCAGGCAGGTCGCCAACCAGCGCGTCGAGTTCGGAGCACCAGACGCTGACGATCCGAGTCGCGGTCTCGCGCATTTCATCCACCGGCACCAGTTCGCCCTTTTCGCGGGCGATGATGATTGAGAGTCGTTCGATCTCTTTCGCCAGCTTCTGGGTGCGAGCCTCTTTGTAGTCGAGCACCGGCTCGGCAGGCTTTGCCGGGTTGAGTGCCTCCAGCTTTTTCCTGAGCAACGGCGGTTCTACTATGCGGTCTGCCGTATACGTCTTTCTCCACGCTTCTTGCTGTTCCGTAGACCAGTCCCTATCAAACCCCTGCTTCTCCCAAAACTGGACGGAGGAAGTACTTACGCCAAAGTGTTTGGCGACCTTGTTATACGATGCCCGTTTATTCTGATTTGCCACAAGCCAGTAGTATACCGGCAGATATTGCCGGTCAATACCCTACCAATCTAGTTAGCTATGGCCGTTTTTTGCCGATTGCACAAAAAACAGTGACGCGTCCTCCTTTGCACCCCGACGAAAACCCTCCTTAGGAGACTCCCTATAGGGGGGGGAGGGCCTGCCCCTAGCCCTCCAATGCCCGCCGTGCCCCCTTGGCACTCATCGTCAGTGCAGGTTGACTGCACCCGATGGCCTCTGCTGCCTGTTGCAGGCTGGTGTAGCCAGCCAAGTGCTCAAGGTCGAATGCAAACAGCATCCCCACGGCCCGTATCTGTATCGACGCCCCCTTATTGCCTCCGAATATGTAACTCAGGAGCCGCACCACTACCACGCCCCCGGCTACCTGCACCTGCCTGCGCTGCGTGATCCTGTGCCATCGCCACACGTCGTCGATCTGGTCCTCGGTCAGCCCGAGGTCGGCTAGGTCATCACAAGCTGCTGAATAGTCGTCGGCGTCAATCATTGTGTTGGCCGGTCTCTCCCGGCTGTCACGCCCATTGACTCAGCGGCGTTCCTGTCTCGTCGTCACGAAAGTAAGTGGCTCGCCGGTTTGAGGAACGCTTTTGCGTCTAGCCTTGGCGGGCCTAGGGCAGTCTCTCCTGCTGTCGCACCACTTTTAGCCGACAAGGTCAAACCACGCAGGTGTCGCGGAGGTGCGGCTACAGTGTCATCCTCTCTGTAACTCGTCAAGTGCCTCACATTGCAACTCACACAAAAAACGCTGTCTGTGTTTCTATCGTGGCCGACGTGTTATAACGCCTGCTTTCCCCTTTTGGGTAGCATTCAACCTTGTATCGCAACGCGTCTAAAATCTGTTTGCGTTGCGCCTTAGATCCGCACGGGTAAACGTAGCGATGCTTGCGTGGTCGGTCTTCGAGATAAAAGTCATCTCCGTATTTCTCACGCATCCACTGAGCACGGTTCTCTTGGCCCCTGCTTTCATCTGCAATAGTAGCGCCGTGAAGGTGCTCGCGTCCCCTGATCTTCCAGTCTGTCCTTTTCGCAGACAGGCCAGTGTAGAGAAAGTTTGTTGCCTGATAAATGTACCCAACATGGCCCTGAGCCGTGTCAGCATAACTAACAACCACAGAAGGTTTAGGAATTAGCCTTAAAGACCTACCAACCAGTTGGCTTGCTGTGTTTCTACTGTTCTCGCAACACAGTCTGTTTAGCTCCAGAACCTTGTCTGCCCATTCTTTGCCACAAACTCCTGTTCTTAATGGTGAACTGGCAGGTGTGCCATAGGTGACGATTCCAACAAGATCTGTGCCTCTATAAGCGCCGAAAGCGTAGGATATAGGGCAAAGTCTTTTTGCGTAGTGCCTGCTTAATAGCCATGGTTCCGCTTCTTTTGCGGGAATAGGGACGATAAAAATTGCATCATCCATTGCTTTTTAGTTCGTCAAGGTCCTCCTGTGTCCATCCTTCCCTGCGCATCTGCTGCTCCAGCTTTGCCGCCCAGGCTTCTGCCCGTAGTGCTCGGGCCTTGGCCTCGTGGATGTGCATCTTGAGGGACTCAATCAAGTACTGATTTTCCAGCCGTTCAATTGGTGTCATTCCAGTGCCTCCCGTGCTATTTGCCGCACCGCGTCCATGCGGTCAGGCAGGGTGATGACGAAGTTGCAGTCGCGGATGCGTTCCAACGCCACCTCCAGCTTGTCCACGCGTGACTGCTCCTCGGCTATACTGCGCTGTAGTGCCTCCACAATGCTCTGCGCTAGGTCGGGATCGCGCCGGTAGCGTTCCGTCCAGGTTAGTTTGGCTTCTGCTGCGGTCATTTCTTTTTGAAAATGTAAGCAAACTTCTCAGGCTCATCCTTGATAAGTTTTTTCATCGTCATGCACGCAACATGAAACCCAATAGCAAGCCCAATGCCTGCCCCGGCGAGAAAGTAGCCAAGTTCGCTCATCCCTGCACCTCGTTTTCAAGTTCAGCAATTAATGCGTCAGCATATCGGACCGATAAATCTGCAACATGTTTTCCATTTTCGGAAAAACCACGATGCACAATGTGCCCTTGCATGGCTGCTATTGCGGCTTGAAATCGCATCATTTTCGTGCCGTCGCGCAAATGATCTACCGAGGATTCCTCGGT